TTTCGCAGGTATTCAAGAACACGTTCATCATCTTCCTTGCTGTCTGATGATTTGCAGCAGATTCGTTGTGAATTGAATGAAGATAATTCTGGCAATGGTTCACCATTGATGGTTGCTGCTGCCTTAGCAGGTTCGAATCCGTACAATTCAACCAAGATTGCAATGGCAGAATTAGCATCCACAACACCTTCCTTCACGTTCTGAAGTAGTGTGATGATTCCGCTAACGCCACCGACACTTCCTTTCAATGCAGCTTGTGCATCTTTCGTTTTGCTGTCAACAGATTCTGTGCCTTCTTCCTTCTCAATAGCCGACAATCCAACTGCTTCGCGAATTTCATCTTCGGTCATCACGCTGATGATGGTGCTTTCGGAGAATTGAACGCTGATTGGTTCCGTGTCTCTGATGGTCAGCCGTCCTTCCAATCCTTGCAATGCAGCCAGGTCATTGAATGTTCTTTCAATAAACTGCTGCCTTGCGTTGACATAGGTGTTCTGGAACAGTTCAAAGCTGTCAACCAATTGGTTCCTGCTGCTGAAGATTCCTTCTTCCTTTATTCCGAACAATGCAGGGTCACTTATCTGATGACCTGCATACAATTCCTGTTGTATTGTTTTGTTCAATAGGTCAAAACGCTTGTCAAAGTCATTGCTGTTCAATTGCTGAATTTCAGCAGACCGGTCGCGCGAATCGGAAAAGTTCAGAAGAATGCTGTTGGCATTGTCTGTGCCTGTGAACTTGGCCTTGACCATTCTTTCAATTTCCGCTTGCTCGGTTTCTGTCGGGATGCCAGAATTGAAGTTGATCAAGGTCCCGGCCATGAAACCATTGGAAATGCCCTTGTTGAAATAGTCACTTACCTTTCTGTCCAGGTCAATGTAATTGATGGCACCCAAGTATGATGGCAAAGGATAATATTGGCAGTTCGGTTGATAGGATTTGACATAAAGCAACTGCTTGCCACCTGGCTCCTTCCAGTTAAAAGCTTCTATCTTTTCAACTTCTGGGTTATATTTACTCCAATCATCAGAATAGTAATAACAATAGCCATCATCAGATACACGATACTTTGCGAAGTCAGCATGATAGATGGCTGCTATCTTTTCACCGATGCTGTCGTAGATAACTTCGAGAGCATAGCCGCCATACAATTCCAGGTCATGTGCAACTTTCACCAAGATATCATCCAAGGATTCATATTGATTTGGATGCTTCACGAACTGCTCCATCTTGGCCTTCATCACAGTTGTCATTCCATCCGTGTCAATAGACCATCCACGGCCACAGATGTAATCACGTTTACTGTTGATTATGGCATGATGCTTTGCGCTGTTCCTGTAAAGTTCCAACAGGAAGTCAGGATAACGATTTTTGTAGTCACCTTCGGAGCCATACAGAATCCAATCCTTGCCACGCTGTTCCTTAAATTCCGGAACAACATTGGCTTCAAAGTTCAATATGCTTAGACTATTCGCCATAAACTGTATAAGTTTGGTTGCCACCTGTGTACACTTCAGATGGTGCAGGTGTGCCGATGACCTTCACAATTCCCTGTTCCAACAACTCCAAACCTGTTGGATCAAGATTTGACGATGAACTGTTGGCATAAATGTAGTAACGCCATTGGCCATCATTGCCTAACTTCACTTCACCTGCTGTTGGTGTTGGTGTTCCAGAACCAACTTCCGTGATTTCAAACTTGTTGAATCTGTTCGGAAATGCAGATGAATCCTGTGCAACGCAATATTGCACACCTTCTGTTGTGTCTGATTTCAATTCAAACAGATAGTATGTTGCTGTGCCGTATTCATTCAACGTCACAGCCACTTCATTGGTGCTATTTCGTTCGATGTTTATCACACCGCAAGCACTACGTATTCGATATCAACATCTGCTGTGTCCGCTTGTGCGCTGATGTTGTCGATGTCAACGAATGCGCTAAATGCACCTGCACCTGTGTCTGCATCCATGCTGCCAGATGATAGCATGAATGTGGCACCTGCATCAACTTTCACATCAGCTGTTTCTGCTCCACTTTTCTTGAACCGAACACGGATAAAATTGGTGTTGTCCAGGTTGGTTATGCGGATGTAGCGAATTGATGAACGGATGAACTTGCCTTGACCATTGTCGCTGTTCAATTCTATCAAATCAATTTCATTGGAAGAATCAATTGTCATCACACGCCTGTCAGCTTCTGCAATGTTTTCAATCGTTCGTGTATGTGAACCGCCACGATCAACGCCACCTAATGTCAGACCTTCTGAAATAGTGATTGTTGCCGTGCTTGGAGTAACTGTGCTTGCCATTGTTGTTGTGCTTTTCTTTAAATAGCAAATGGTTCAGATTGTGCCAAAACGCAGAAAGGTGCAGCAGAAACGCCACACCCTTCACACAGAGAGAGAGAAAAGAAAGTTCTTAGTTGCTTACGCTTGCAATCATGTCTTCAACAGTTCCTGTTGCAGGTGTTAACTTCAAGGACATTGCAGGTTCCATTCCAGAGAATGTCAATGTATATCCTTGCAAATCACCGAATGCTGTTCCTGTTGCTGCTGTTCCGGCTGTGATTTCAAGACCATTTGACCTTCCAACAACAAACGTGTTTGGTGTTTCGTCATTGGTTGTGTACATAATCACAACACGATTCTGCGCCAAAAGCTTGATTTCGTCACGTGTCGCTGTGGCCAACTTTGGAAGAACAACAGTTACTTCTGGCGCATAGTAAACGGTGCCATTCTGAATGGATGCCGTGATGGTTTCCGTTACTGCTGAAGTTTCCTTCAGTTGCTCATATGAATAGAATACCTGTGATGCAGATGCAAACGCTGTGATGTCTCCACCGCTTACTGTTTCATCCAATGATTCGTAATCAGCCAAACTTGCAATGTATAACTTGGAAATTCCACCTACACTATCCCTACAAGGCAATGCAAAATTTTGTGTTAACGGGCAGCTCATTAGCTAATTGTTTTTTAAGTGATGGTGATGGCATTGCTGCCACCACCTTTGAATCAATTCAATGCAGATTAAACTGCTACTTTACCAACTTGATCAGGGAATGCAACTTGTGTTCCCATGATGAACTCGCAGGCAACACGGATGCTTCTGTTATCCTTGCTGTACCACACTTCCAAGCCTGCATCTGATGTGTCGGTATCAAGATCAAGACCAAGAACAAGGTTGTTCAATGATGCACCATAAACACCGTTCAGTCCGGTCAATCCATTCACACCGATAACTTCAATGTTGGTTCCTGGATACACTAATCTGAATGGATCGAAATCAGATGCATAGTTCGCAAGCTGTCCACCTGTTGAAGTCAATCCGCTGCCGTCGAGAAGACCTGCCGCTGCAAGGCGAAATTTGTCCAAACCAACGAAAATTTTGAAGTCATTCTGTGCAACTGCTGCTGATGGAGACAATGCATAAACACGTTGAATTGCTTCAACCATGTCGGCAACTGTCAATGGTGAAGATAGTGTTGAACCGTTGTAAGCTGCTGTGTTGCAATCTGTGAACGATGCAGCATTCTGAAGAATACCATCGAACATATCCAAGTTCGTTCCAGATGTTCCGGAACCATCACCTTGCCAGATGATTTTTTCAATCTCGTCTTGAATCTTTTCAACAAGGTAGTTGCTGAATACTTCTTCAAACGGCATTGAATCTTGGATTGCTCCAGGTGCCAATTGAGTAGACAGGTAATAGTTCTCCAATTTCTTTGGACAGAACTCCATGTTTATTTTCACGTGCTTTGCATCGATGGTGCGCTGTGTAAATGTCACATCACCATCAGCATCAAATGAACAAGTTGCACCTGCTTGTGCCATGTTCACATCAACATCCATAATATTGACTGTACTAGGTCCTTTGACTCCCACTTGTTTTCTCATCAACTCGGCAGTACGTCCACCTGCCAATGCTTTTGTCAGCAATGGAAATTGCTGCTCGTTTACGAATGGGCTTAATGCCGAAATATCAAATGCCATGATTTCTTTGTTTTATAGGTTTAATGTCTTGATTACTTTTTCAATACTTTCTTCATCTTCTCCACCAGGTCTTCTTGGCTGTTCGCTTTCGCAAATGGATTGTTCACCTTCTTAGTTGGTTCAACAGATGGTTTTGCTGCCATCTTCTCCACGATGTCTGTGATCATGCCAATGGCTTTTTCCATCTCATCAAATCTGGTGTTGATTCCTTCAATCGCTTCAGCACTTGCAAAGTTGTGTGCTGCAATGACATCAGCAGCAATGGCCGACATCTTCACATCAACATCAACATCAACTTCTTCTGATGCCATTTCTTCCTTCTCTTTTTCTTCAGCCTCAACTTCTTCTTCAGACTCTTCTTCTTCAGCTTCTGGAGCCAACACTTCAACAATGATGGCACCTTCAGTTCTGATAATTGTGCCATCTTCCAATTCATGGTCACCATCTGGTGCATCAATTTCATTGGCCGCTTCATCAATTACTTTGACAGATGCGCCAACTTCAACCGCAGGTTCAACTCGGACAATGGTGCCATCCACTAATTTGCCATCGATGAATGCAGCTTCAACTGTTTCTTCTGCTTCTGTTCCGAATAGAATCTTCTTGATCTCTGGCAATTTGTTGCCCACCAATTCTGAAATGTTCATGCTTGTGCTTTTTTGTTAAATAGACATTTGTCTGATGTGTGCCACTTACTTCTGAATGGCATCAATGACTGCTTCAATAACTTCCTGGTCCATTGTCATTTCCTTGTCTTCTCTAAAGATGCCTTCAACGCTAAATCCTTTGAGCATATAACCATCTTCTTCTTTGATCTTCTTCCAGATTTCATCATTCTCCACACGCATACTTCCGAACCAACTGCCTTGCGGAACATCTTGGAATCCTTCTGGAACACCTTTGACATCATCCACAATCCAAGATTCGAAGATGAATACACCATCCACAGGTGTTTCATGCATCTCGTTGACAGCTTTCGTCAATCCGTTCTTCATAAACTTGTAGACGATTTTTCGAATTGTTTCTGCTGTGAATACAACATACCATTCCTTGTCATCAATTCTCCGATAGATGGGCAACGATGAAATCATGAACGGACCGGTTATGATACGCTTTTCTTCGTCTTTTACTCTGAATTTGTATGGTTCCTTGACTTTACTGAACGCCATGAAATCACGTTCAATTGCAGGTTCGTCTACTAAGCTGACGAAATCCACACCGCTTTCATCATTGTCATCGATGGTCAAATAGACCAAAGGAATCTTTTTGTCTTTTTCCATGTTTATCCGGTTAGGCCAAATGTGGCTTGGTTTTGTATCTGTTGAATATTTTCTTGTGATCCCGATAGTTGCGATTCCACAACAAATGCTTGGACAGGTGCCAACTGTGCTGCTTCTGCATTTACCAATTCTGTTGTGTTGGTTGTGACAGGTGCAACAGATGGTGCTGATGGTGCTGATGCAGATACTG